TCTGGGTATCAAATCAGCAAGTATTGGCATCTCATTGATAAGACGCATGGTAAATGTAGTAAAGTTATCGGCTCTATCTTTACTGGCAGATACGACTAAGAACTTTAGCTGTGGATTCATACGAAGTCTCCACACTACATAGGTAGATGTAATCCAACTTTTACCTACACCACGAAATCCCTGTATGATTTTACGTCTTGCACCATATTGTAGATATTCAGCTATGTCTAACTGAACAGGT